TTGAGACTATCCAAAAATGAAAATGTGATGTAAGAAAAAATACCAGGCAAAAAAAAATTATGTGTTGTAGGTTTTTTCTGTTGGCTATTTCCTACCCGTCACCAATTTCTGCGAGTGTTATTACCTGGGGGGAGTGTAGCAAAAGTGTAACAAATATGTACCTACACCCTGAACCTTCTGATAAATCTAAAAATTATTTCCTTCTACACTATTTATTATAGTACAATACTACAATAGTGTCAACTGTCAGTTTTATTTTCTATTCGTATAGCTAGTTCTGGAGCATTTATGTTCACAGTCTCCACACTCTCCCCTACTACTTTACCAAGTGAATCTAATATCTGAGCAGCAGTCTGAAGCTGCCCTTTCTTAACAGCCCTATCAAAAAGCCTAACCCTCATGGCTTGCAGTCTAGAAATCATATTATCTCTATCCTTCTGCCAATCCTCCTCATTCCACTTACTAACCTCTTTCCAATCGTTCCATGCAGTCTTTACACAAACCCCTTCCCTTGTGGAATGTTCCAATACCAAATGTCTCGTAGTAAGACCCTCCAACTGTCTTTTGTATAATCTCTGTCTTCTTTGTTCTATAACCAAATCAGGGGATCTCCCTGGATTTCTCTTCTTTGGAACGGATCTATCGTCAAAATTCTGTAAGATTGCTTCTGTCACGGACTGAAACTTATGTTATTAATTGAATAATAACCCTAAAACAGTAAAATAGTCGACAAAAACTAGCAAATTCATCAAAATTAAGGGTATTCTGTATTACATGAGTCCAAAAACAGCCGAAAAGTTAACATTGCGATGGGCACAGGGGGAGGTGTTCAATGCAGCAGAAAGATTTAGAGTACTGGTAGCTGGCAGAAGATTTGGAAAATCCTACTTATCATGTATCGAACTTGTAAATGCAGCAATCAAACGACCAGGCGAAACCTATTTCTACTGTGCCCCTACATATCGAATGGCAAAGGACATTGCCTGGAAAGAACTTAAAAAGTTAGTGCCTTTATCTTGGGTAAAAAGCAAAAACGAAACCGATCTAAAAATTGAATTGATAAATGGCTCGTTAATTGAACTGAAGGGAACAGAAAATGCAATGACTCTTCGTGGCCGAAGTCTCGCTGGAGTAGTACTTGACGAAGCAGCCTTCATGGATTCAGACGTATGGTTCCAGGTTATTCGACCAGCATTAGCAGATAAACAGGGTTGGGCACTTTTCATTTCTACTCCCGATGGCACGGCAAGCTGGTTTTACGATTTATGGTGCTACGTTCCAGAAGATATGAGTGGGGATTGGAAGAGATGGAGTTTTACAACTATAGACGGGGGCAATGTTCCAGCCGAGGAAGTGGAGGCAGCGAAGGCCCAACTGGACAAAAGAACATTCAAGCAGGAGTTCGAGGCAAGCTTCGAGAATCTTACGGGCTTGGTGGCGGTAAGTTTTGGTGATGACAATATCAGCAGTGAGGTGGAGGATTTACAAATGTTGCCATTAATTTTGGGATTAGACTTTAACGTAGATCCAATGGCGGAATTTGTGCGGTAAAGCATAATGACTGTCTTTATGTATTTGACGAGATAATGTTGACGGGCGGTGCTACTACCTGGGATTTTGCGGAGGAAGTTATCAGAAGGTATGGGGTAGATAGGCGAATTATTGCGTGTCCAGACCCTACGGGTAGTGCTAGAAAAACAAGTGGAGTTGGAGTAACGGACCACAATATTCTTAGGAGGTCTGGATTTACTGTTATGAGTCCAAAAAGTCCGTGGAAGATTAGGGATAAAATTACTTCAGTTAATACAGCTTTGTATGATGCAAATGGAGCCAGGCGAACATTAATCCACCCACGATGTAAAGAATTAATAAAAGCATTACGAACTTTAACTTACGCACCAAATACGGGTTTGCCTAATAAGAATTTGGGGGTTGACCATGCGTTTGATGCTTTTGGATATTTATGTTTGCAGCAATTTAACTTGGCAAAACCAGAGACACTGGGCCAAACTTCGTTTAGAATATACTAAGATACGCTTTTTTATCATGCCGATGGGGAAAGGAACCTATGGTTCTAAGGTTGGTAGACCTCCAAAAAAAAAAAAAAAAAAAA